CTTAGGCTTACCTGCGCTAAACTTCTTCTCTGACTCACTAAGATTTGCAAGCTCACGTCTAATTATGCTAAACATTCTGCGTGCTTGTTTTAGCTGCTCAAAGATGTCTTGTTTCTGTATAATGGTCTCTAGTTCTATGCTATTGGTGAGTTGATATGACCTATTGCTGTCATAGAACTGGACTACTTTGATGGCATTATTGTAAAGGATTAGGCTATCTTCTTCGGTTGGGCAGTCAACCTTAGAAGCATAGATATCAGTACATTGTGCAGATATACTAACGCTGTAACACAGCAGCAGTGCGGTTATTATTGTTTTCATAGGCTTTAACAAAGGTACAAAAAAAGGATTTGGGCAGTCGGTAATATGTGTTAACTTTACTTTCAGAACGAATATTCAACACAAATCATATGGCAGGAAGAGGAGGCGCAAGATTAGGCGCAGGACGTAAATCTAGGGCGGAGGAGCTAGGCATTCAGTCGATTGCCATCCAAGCTATTACTGAACACTATGGCTCTCTTCTAGAGGGCTTTAAAGCGTTAATCCAAAGCAACGAGCCATCTCTGGTAAAGTTTGTGTGGGAACACGCAGCAGGCAAACCGAGAGAGAAGTTTGACATAGAGATAGATGCGGATGTTCAACACGTACAGATTATAAGACTGCCTGATAATGGGCGTGATACCTTCGATATAGATAATGATTTGCCTTCAGCTAATTGACAACAACAACATCATATATTGAGCCACAAGTAGGCTACCAACAGATTGCGCTCAGTAGTAGGGCGGATATCGTGATCGGTGGGGCAGCTGCGTTTGTGGGAAAGACATTTGCACTGCTTCTCGATCCACTACGCCATGTGACTGTAGCTGGGTTTGGTGGCGTGATATTTAGAAGGACCAGCGTACAGATCAGGAACGAGGGCGGCTTATGGGATACATCTGTGAAGCTTTACCCTTTGCTAAATGCTGAGCCAAGAGAGTCTAGTCTAGACTGGAAGTTCCCATCAGGAGCAAAGATATCATTTAGACATTTAGAGTTCGAGAAAAACAAGTATGACTGGCAAGGCGCACAGATACCATTCTTAGGCTTCGATGAGTTGACTCACTTCACTGAGTCTATGTTTTTTTATCTGCTGAGTCGTAATAGGTCAGGCTGTGGTGTCAAGCCATATGTTAGGGCCACTTGTAATCCTGATCCTGAGTCGTGGGTGTATAAGCTGATTAGTTGGTGGATAGATCCTGAGGATGGCTTCCCAATACTAGAGCGTAGAGGGAAGCTGAGGTACTTCATAAAGTACGGTGCTAATTACATATGGGGTGACAGCTATGAGGAGGTGTATGATAAGTCTGAGCATATCATCAAGCCAATGATGGAAGACTCAGGGTTAAAGAAGGAAGACTTTATCAAGAGCATTACGTTTGTGTCTGGTTCTATCTACGACAATAAGATGGGGTTGCAGAATGATCCATCATATCCAGGTAACTTGCTGAGTCAGGATGAAGACACCAGGAGACAACTACTGGAAGGCAGATGGAAGATAAGCAATAGTCCGATGGATATTTATGAGCATGATGTGTTCATGGGATTGTTTGAGAATCTAAAGGGCGTGAGTAATACAGGCAAGTACATTACAGCTGATATTGCGATGAAGGGAAGCAATAAGCTTGTAGTTGGTTATTGGGAAGGGATGGAGCTGTGTGACATAGAGTTGATGGACAAGAGTGATGGTAAGCAAGTAATCGAATTAATATCAAACATGGCTAAGAAGTATTCTGTAGAAAATCGTTATATTTGTTATGACGCAGATGGTGTAGGAAGTTATGTCGATGGGTTCATTCGTGGTGCTGTTCCATTCAATGGAGGTGCTGCGGCTTTGGCTGTTAAGGATGAGGCATCAGGAAGGCTAATAAAGGAGAACTACTTCAATCTTAAAACACAGTGCTATTATCGTTCAGGCGGTAGGGTTAGTGATGGACAGATGAAGATAAATAAGAAGGTATCTGATAAGATGTATGATAATCAGATGACCATGCGTCAGCGGTTCATGTATGAGAGGAAAGCCATCAAGAGGGATAAGGCTGACAATGATGGCAAACTAAGGATTATTGGCAAGGATGAGATGAAGGTGAAGATTAATGGAGACTCACCGGATTTACTAGATATGTTTATGATGAGAGAAATATTTGAACTTAAACCTAAAATGGTGTTTGCATATGGGAATGATTGATAGACTCTTCGGACAGACGAAGACAGTAAAGAATCTACAACAACAAGTCAAAGCACTTCAGAGAACAAACCTATCCAATGTAATTAGCGTATCTACTAGCATTTATCCAAGTTGGCAGAATATTGAGAATATTGAGACATACATCACAGTTGATGATGTCTACTCAATTGTATCATACTTAGCACAGACTGCTGCGAGGATTCCGATGTATGGCTATGAGATAGTTGATGATTCAGCAATGAAGTCAATGAAGAAGTACTCTAAGACTTCGTTACTAGGTAAGCACTACCAAACTAAGGCAATGCAGGATCTACCTGAACAGGATAAGTTCAATGAGTTTATTAGAAGTATGAGATATGAGGATTTGGTTATGTATTACACTATACTATACATTAGCGGTGAGCTGTTCTTGTATAAGGAAGTGATTGAATTAGGACCAAATGCTGGCAAGGTTATACTGCATCCAATGAATGGGCAGAATGTAACAGTAATGATTAGTGATAGCTTCCCACAGAGAGTTATAGGCTATGAATACTTTGATGCTGGATTCAGTGGCTCATTGACAAATGATGATGTAATTCATATCAAGTACTATAATCCTACCATCATGAATGGGCAGCAGTGGCGTGGTTTAAGTCCATTGCAGGTACTGACTAAGAGACTTACCAGGTTAAATGCTGGGATGGATGCGTCAGTAGCACAGATGCAGAATGGAGGCGTTCCGGGTATAGTGTATGAGAAGAGTGACTTTGCAGTAGAGACATTAGGACAGAGAAAGAATGACTTTGCTAATTATCTGCGTAATTCTTCCAACAAGGGTGCGCCATACTTTGCAGCAGGAGAGATGGGATATTTACCATTGGGGTTAAGCCTAGCGGATATGGATGTTAGTAGTTTATCAGGTATAGACTTTACGAAGCTTTGTAATGCTTACAAGTTCCCAGAGATACTATTGAACAATCAAGACAGTAGTACATACAACAATGTTGCATCAGCTGAGAGAATGCTATACACAAATTCGATATTACCGAATATCTATCTAATTAGAGATGCCATCATCAAGGGTGTGATTCCGATGTATGCAATTGATGGGGTAAGAAGAACTATTGAGATAGACTTATCAGAGATACCAGCATTACAAGAGGACATGAAGATGCAAGCTGACGCTTTGAATTCTATGTGGTGGACTACTCCGAATGAGAAAAGAGATATGATGGGATTTGAGGAATTAGAGGAGCCATTGATGGACCAAATAATAATTGATGCAGGTAAGCAATTGATAACTGACTTGGGGGCAGTTCCTGATGTCACAATGCCTGGTGAGTAATGGAGACCAAATCTATTGAAGAGATAGTGAGGATCATTGAGAGCAAGATAGCAATGATGCTTATAGAACAGCTACCGAATCCATCATGTCCAAGAAAGAGAGACCATAACAACTGGAAGATAGAGCAAGTTAAAAAGACATTAGCCGACAGATTAAATGACACAACAGGAGCAAAATAAATATTTCTATGAGTGGCACAAGTTCCAGCAGCGGTATGAGAAGTACTATGAGAAGAAGTTTGCTGCTGCGTTAAAGGTGCAGGTTGCTGCATTTATCAAGACTCAGGATATAATGGCTATCCCATCATTTCCCATCTATACGGTGCTAGTAGATTTGTATAAGACTGTTGGAACGAGATGGGCTAGGTTTGCAAAGGTATCTATGACTAAGGCTACTGGACAGATGGGATTCAATGAAAGGATAGTGGAGCTTATGCGTCAGTACTATGGAATTGACCTTTTAAATGATGCAGAGGAGATTAACGATACAACAAGGGCAGTGATACAAAAGATACTTGATGATGCAGCCATGACCGGTGCCTCATTTGATGATATAGTTAGAAGCATAACAAGCAGTTCAGAATTAGGGGTAATGAGAGCGAGAAGGATTGCTAGAACAGAGACGGTCACTGCTGCCAATGGTGCAGCTATGGTGTACGCTCAGACATCAGGGAACGTGATGGAGAAGATATGGATTAGTGTAAAGGATAAAAGGACAAGGCATAACGCATGGGCTAACCATGTAACCATTGATGGAACGGTTAAAAATATTGAGGAGCCATTCTTATTGAAGTCGCAGAAGCTTGGAGATATCCTAATGATGCAACCTGGTGTGAGGAAACAACCTAATGGCTTAGCGGTTCCAGCATCAGAGGTGGTTAACTGCAGGTGTGTGGTTGCGTTCCAATCAAAGAGAGACAGACAGGGCAGAATCATCAGAAGATAAATTTTTGTAATTAAATCAAAATAAATTAACTTTATACAAGTGAACAATATCCTAAAC